TCTCACTTCATTTTAAACATCCCGCTTGATAAACTTGACAAGCCAACACGAACATTCAGACGTAAAGCTAACCTAGGGGGTTACTACAACGAGTGCATCAATTACTTCGTCTTAGACATTGATCACGTAAAATCTGAATTTGATAAACAAAAAATCCTCGACTACTTTAAGGACTACAAGGTTATCCTTGGCGAGTCCAAATCTTACGACGGCATCTCGAACTTCAATATGAAAGGATTACTCTTCACAGAGTGTATCCCATTTGATGACGCAAAGATGGCTATTTCTGTTATTCACCATGATCTTAAGAGTCTATGTGTGATTGATGAATCCGTCATTCGTAAAGCAAGTCTTAACGCTCCTATCCTAAAGAATAATATCTTCTTGAATAACGAGGATGGTATTAAATTTAAGTTCGTCAAGAAAGCAGCGATTGAACACATCAATGAGATCAAGAAAGAATACATCGGCGAAGGTGTAGAAATTAACATCTCTGAACTTCAAGACATTGAAGCAGACACAATGGAAAAGTTGTGTTTGAAAGTCTATCAGTCAATGGGATTCGTTGCTATAAAGAATAATCCAAACGGTAGCATCTCATTCAAGCACCCGTCTGAAAAGAAAACTCCCGGTGGGTTCTTCTGGTTCAGTACTGCGCCTTACACAATGCATCATGGTAATAGTACCAAGTCATTGAATATTTTTGATAGTGTTCGTAAGTTGCCCGCCGCCAAAGAACTCATGAAGAAAGAAATTAATTATGATTCTGAATTTCTTGAATTCAATACTGATACATCTGTCATTACGGTGAATGAGAAATACTTAGAAGTGACTGACGAGATCCATGGTAAGATTCAGGATTTTCTAAACCACGATAACGGCTTATTGTCAATTCGTTCACCAATGGGCACAGGTAAGAGCACAATCATTAACCATGTTGTTGAAGAATGTCATGAGCAGGATATGAAGGTTCTTATCGTAACGAACCGTATCTCAGTTGCACAAGACTTCGGTAAAAAGTACGGCATTAAAGTTTACAATCAAGACAAGTACGAGATCGGCGATTCATTGATTTGTCAGTATGATTCTTTATGGCGTTATAATATCAAGTTCTTTGATATTGTAATCATGGACGAATTCATTTCGTTGATGATGCACAGCCGCTCAAATTTAAATAATAGTTCAATTAACATCGCAAAGTTTTTCGGTTGCTTTAATAAAAAGTTAGTTATTGCTGATGCGTTCTTAACTGGATATGAAAACTTTTTGCTTTCAAATAAAGAAAAAAATATTCACTTAATTGATAACATCTATAGAGACCCAACGACTCTTTATAGTTATGACGACTTTAACTATTTCGTGCAATCAATCCTAGTGCATACTGAGAAACACAAAGTCACCATCTCTGCGACATCTCTAAGTTTTATTAACTCAATGCAAATGTTGCTATCAAAACGTGGCCTAAAAGTTGTTACATTAACAGCTGACACCCCTGACAGCACAAAGAAATTAGTTTATGAGTTGTTTGAGAAAGATGACCATGATAAGTGGGATGTACTAATCTATTCTCCTACATTAACTGTGGGTGTATCAAACTTGAACACAGTGAACTATCATTTCCATTATGATTCATCAATGTCAACGGATGTCATCTCTTCTATCCAAATGGTTAAGCGTACACGCAAGACCAAAGAGATTCATATGTTCATTAAGGATAAGATTAATTATCTAAAGACAAGTTATAATGACATTCGCGATGAATACATGGGTAATATCGGTCGAAACATTGAACAAAATTACTTGTTTGATATTGACGATTACGGGGAAGCTAAACTATCAGAGATTGGTAAGAAGGCTATCAAGATTGATACATTCAAAAACATTCTTGAATTCAATCATAAAGCTGCAGTGATGTGGTTATTGAAATATCACTTTATCAAAGAACCTCGTATGATTGATTCATCATTCTCTGGTAATGTACTTCATAAGTACCAAACGATAATCAGAGATGATAAGCAAATGACATTACTTAATAATGTTGAGCAGTTCTTAACTCTGAATGATATTGAAAAGACTGCGTTGTTGATGGATGCTGATGCTGACAAGACAATGAGAATCCTGGCAGAAATCGATGATGAGATTAAAGATACAGCTGGTGCACAAGTAAAGTCTAAAATTTTAGAGTGTGCATTACAAGATCGTACTTTCATTCAGAAATCCAAATACTATAAAGTAGCATTCAATTATACGAAGAAGATTTGGGATGACACCGATGTTAAGCATCTAGTTTCTCAATCAGTTATCAAAGGTAAGAACGACGATCTGCATTTCTATAATGTACTCTTAGCTTACGGTCAGAAAGAAATTTTTGATGAGTACCTACCAAAGAATATTAATAAAGATAAACATCTAAAGTACATTCTTGACAAGTGTGGATTCCGTGTAACCAAACAAAATGAACCTGGTGTAGTTGGTCATCGTGGATATGTGGTTGATCCTAAAGTGAAAGAATATTATGGATACGTCCGATAAGACAAAGAACTGGCATCTGCAGTGGGATATGGACGGGGGCCAATGGGATGTACTTGGAATTACAATGTATGAGGAATTTCCACCGAAAGGATATTCTATGCATACACAAGATTGGGTCGGTTGCCTAATGTTTGTTTATAAACACTTGATGCGTTCAGAGTATACCGTAAAAGATATGACGATTTATTGTAGTGACGGTAAATTCATAATGACAAAAGATGTTCTTACCGACATTCTTAAACAACATTACCCTGAAGAATTTATATGAATAGCATGCTTACATTAAAAAGTTGTTCGATGAATCCGCGTTTTGATTCTAATGTCAGATGTGTTGAACTGCAATATGACTTACTCATAAATAGTAGACGCACCGCCTTGAGCGTTACAACGATGACAGACATCAACCGTATAGTCTGTGAAGAACTATTATTCGGTGCATTTGAAATAACATTAGAAGAATTAAAAGAAGCATTCCCTGAAAAATTTATATGACACCTACTGTACACAAACTAAATGAGTCCTATTCAGTTATTGATGCTGACTTAAAAACACTTCAAACATTACATGACTTTCTGAAAGTCGAAAGACCAGGTTGTTGGTTTGACCCGATGGTTAAATCTGGCTTTAAGTCACCCTATGATTATTTTGCTTCTGTTCAGAAGCAAAAATTATTAGTGATGAATGGTCACTTACAGTTATTGGCTAACTTTGGTGTTCAGAAAGAAGTTGTCACTTCGGATTTTTCAGAAGTACAGATTGATGAATATTTGGATTCCGTAAAGAACCAACTTCCTTTTCCACCGTACGACTTTCAAGAACGTGCATTCAAAGAATCAATTCTGAATGTCAAACAAATCAATAAGATGTGTACAGGTTCTGGTAAGTCCATGACTATCAGTCTTATTGCAGAATTCTTTAGACGACAAGGTAAGAAGGGATTATTACTTGTCCCTAATATTAACTTGCTGACTCAGTTTAAGAACGACATTAAAGACTATAATCTTACTGAACTTTATGACGATACGCATATCATCGGTGGTGGTTCAACAGATAAACACTTTAATAATTCGTTAACGATTAGCACTTGGCAGTCAATGCAAAACTGGCATGATGATCTTGATAAGTTAGATTACGTGATCACTGATGAGGCACATCGCTTTGCATCTGATGAGACCGCTGCAATTGTTAAGGGAACGACAAAGTGTAAGTACAAATGGGGCTTCACTGGTACATTGCCTGAAGATCCAACCATGAAGATGGAATTATTTGGGTTGTTTGGATTACCTAAAACTTATATCACCAGTCGTGAATTAATTGAACGAGGTTTAGCTACACCTATTAAGATTCACGGCATTACATTTAAGTACAGTGATAATGATAAAGCAATCTTTAAAGAAGCATCCAAGACTACTGGGAATGTAAAGACTGGCGCTTATGCTAAACAGTTAAAGTTTATTAAAGACCACGAGAAGCGTAATGAGTTTATCGTTAACTTAACTTGTAAGTTGCGAGGAGCAGGTAACACATTAGTATTATTCCAACACACTGAACATGGTAAAGCATTATTCTTGGATGTCATGAAGCAATTGCACCCTGATGTGCAAGTTGAGAATAAAGATATTACAGGGAAGAAGTCTTTTGAGTTTCAGGAAAAGTATGGCGTGTACTTCTTGAATGGGGAAGATGATGCAAAGACTCGTGAACGTACACGCAAGATTCTTGAAGAACACTCTGATGCAACACTAATTGCTAACTTTGCATTGTTGAGTACAGGCGTGAACATTAAGAAGTTACACAATATGGTTTTAAGTTCGCCGTTGAAGGCTTACACAACCGTTACACAATCAATCGGACGAGGAATGCGGTTGCATGAATCTAAGAAAGTATTCACTGTCTTCGATCTTGTAGATGATATGGGTTATAGAAAACCAGGTGGTGTGTTTTATAAACAATATGAACACAGGAAAAATACCTCTTATAATCCTGAGGAGTTTCCTGTGCTAGAACGTGACTTTGCGTTATTCTGATTTAGATTGATCTAGGAATTCTTTAAATGATAATGCTTCGTTTAGACCTAGCATCTTCTTTAAAATTCCTGTGATGTAAGCAAAGTTTTCTGCTTCACCTGCATCGGCCGCAATGGTCTTTGCTTTATCCCAAAGTTTTTCAACTTCCTGTACTGATTTGCCTGTCTTTTCGGCGAATGATTTGACTGTGTTTGCTGGCATAATGTCTCCTTTATTCATATTTATAAATAATAGAAACATGGAGAATTGCTATGGCACAATATTATAAGAGAGAATCAGGTTATTCGGCCAGAAATAACGATGTATTTGAAGTCGTTATGTTAGCCGACAAAGATGGTAACGTCGGTAACCTTAACGGGATAGCTGCCAATTTAAACTTAGCTGCGGGTGTTTTAGAGGGTTACACCTTTGAACACGTGAACGGCGCTGTTCCTGCGATGGCGCAAAACTCTACCGGCACTTTATGGGACGTGAATAGCACAATTTATCCATGGGCCATCATGAACCTTGGCGGACACCTAACAATCACTTGCACAAATGGTGAAGTCGGTCACGCTGTGATTTTAGATGGTCTTGATGATAATTATGACCATCAAACGGAGGTCGTTCCATTGACAGCATTAACAGTAACTACGGCATCTCATTGGAAACGTATTCACAGCGCAATTTACTCAAACGACATCACCGCAAATGCTAACGACATCACTATTGCTAGAAACGGAACGACGGTTGCAAAGATCTTAGCCCGCCGTGGAAAATCACACATGGCAATTACATCTATCCCAAGAGGACATACTGGCTTTGTAACTAAAGGTACTGCATCTTGCGCTGCATCTTCAGACGCAACAGTAGATATGTTCATTAAGTATGATGGTCAAACTGCGTACTTCTCTGGTCACTCATTTGAAATCTCTGGCGGTGGGCAATACACATATGACTTCACCGTTCCAATGATGCTCCCAGAATATTCCGATGTTGACGTAAGAGCAACAGTTCGTTCAAACAATTCAAGAATTACTGCCGCATTTGATATCATCATTGTAGAAAATTCATTCCTAGGATTATAATTAAATAAGTCCGATTTATAATTAACCATCTAAATAGATCAAAGGATCAAATATGAAGATGGTTTTTATGGATATTGATGACACGCTTTTGTTCACGACAGCAAAAGTTAATGTTGTAAAAAATGGTAAGACAGTGAGAAAACTTACCAACTCAGAATATAATGATTATGAACTTCAGCTTGGTGAGTCACATGACTTTACCGAGTTTGAAGATTCAGAATTATTCTCACGCACATCGGTACCAAACTATCCGATGATTAACTTGCTCAAAGAAATGTACCGCGACGGACATGAAGTTCTTCTGCTTACAGCAAGAGGAAACTTTGACTGCAAAGAAACAATCAAAAATTATTTTAACGGTCTTGGGATTCCAGTGGGTCACTATCTGGATCATAAGATTCATATCGCTCGATGTGGAAGAGATAAGTACAAAGCATACGGTAGATCTCATACTCGTAAGAAACACGTAGTTGAGAAAATCCTTGCTAAGCGACAAGACATCACATCAATAGAGATGTACGATGATAACATGGAAAATCTTAAATCTTTCAAGACAATTGATATGCCGAATTCTGCATTTTTGGTAAATCATAATGTACTTACGAAAATTTAATGAAACTGTGTTATAATTATTTTATCGACTAATTGAAGGAAAGAAAATGACAGTTACAATTCATCAAATTTTAACCGAACTGAACGAAAGTAATAGCACTAATCACAAAATTGCTGTTTTAAAAAAGCATGACCAAAATGAACGTTTGAAACAAGTCTTGCAAATGACTTATGATCAAGTTGCATTTACATACGGTATGTCACTTGAACAGATTGAAAAATTTCCAGCAGCAGAAACTGAACCGTTGATGCTTGAAGAAGCTCTTGCGGCATTGTTATATAACTTCTGCAATCGTAAAGTTACTGGCCATGCTGCATTACATTTAGCATCAACAATTATTGGTGCTTTGAACGAAGCAGATGCTGCATTAGTTAAGAAAATCATCAATCGCGATCTTCGTATCAATGCTGGCAAAACATTGATTAACAAAGTATTTCCTGGTTTGATCACAAAGCCAGTTTACATGCGTTGCGACGTTTACAGCAAGAAGACTGCTAAGAACATTCAATTCCCCGCAATCGTCCAACTTAAAGCAGATGGTACTTATCGTGAATTCACTGTTGATTCCGGTAAAGTTACCGCACGTTCTCGCAGTGGCGAAGACTATGAATACCCAGTTCTGTTCGAAGCTTTCAAAGATTATCCAGATGGTGTGTATGTCGGTGAACTAACTGTTCGCGGAATCACCGATCGTGCTAAGGGTAACGGCATGATTAACTCTGATGAACCACCACATGACGATATCATCATCCAACTTTGGGATTACATTGCTCTTGAAGAATACAAGCAAGCCGGTCTAAAGGATAAGAAAAATCCAAATAAGACTACATATAACGAACGTTGGACATCATTGAATGCTATTGAATTCACTCGCCCATCTAAGAACATTGAGATGATTCCAGCTTTCCAAGTTGATACATTGAAGGATGCTTTAGAAGCATGTTCAAAATGGATGAACGAAGGCTATGAAGGTGCAATCCTCAAGGATCTGAATGCAGTCTTTAAAGACGGTACTTCAAAGCAACAATTAAAACTTAAGTTGAAAATTGATGCCGATATGCGAATCACTGGTTTCACTGAAGGTTCTAAAGGTACTAAACGTGAAGGTAAGATTGGCGCTATTGAATACGCCAATGACGAAGGAACTATTAAAGGTCGTACATCAGGTTTCAGTGATGATCTTCTTGATTACTTCACTGCTAACAAAGAAGCATTGCTTCGCAAGATTATGACTGTTCAGTTTAATGATCTGACGAAAGCTGAGGGTAATGACTATTACGCATTGAGCCATCCTCGTTATATCGAAATCCGCGATGATAAAGATGAAACTGATACTTTGGAAAAGGTACTTAAGCTTCGCGAAATGGCAATAGAACTTACCGAATGACCGTACAATATAACTTTGTTCAAACTAAGTTAAGTGTTTATCGGAAGGGGGATCATCCCCTTTTCGGTGATTCGGTTACTATTGTCGAGCTTGATGATGAGGCCGGTGGTATCTTCTTTAAAATTAAACAAGATCCAAATGACTTTGGTCCTGGCGGTGAACTCCGATTTGACTTCGATGAAATGGAACAACTCATTTCAGCCATCAAGACTCTGAAGTTTATTGCAACCAACATTGAAGAAGAGATGGAGAAACACAAATGAAATCCGACATAGAAAATGTAAGAGCTGTATACGAAGAGATTCGTAAAGCACAGGAGAAGGAAGCAAATGATTATTGGAATAATCTTTCTTATGAAGATAAGTGTAATGCTTTTCATGCTGTTGTTTCTCGTATCTTTGAGGGTGAAGTAAAAGTAAAAGGTAGTTACCGATTTGTTCTTTACGACATCTTTAAGTTCGGCCCCGATATGTATGGCCGTGGCATGGATTGCGGATATATGGCTTTGCATAATTCTATTATGGATGAAGAGCAATTTAACACAGCAAATAAATGGATGTGTTCATAAGTATGTACATCGAAATGACGTCATTTGCAATTCCTACTTTTCTTATTGAAGGTTTGAAGTTCGCAGGATTGGTAATAGGTGCTTGGATACTCGTAGTGTTTATCGGAATAATTGTTTATAATGTAATGGAGAAGTAATGAGACCGGAAGACGTATTGAAGTTTGTTAATGCAAAGACTGAAGAATATACTATTAAGCGTGACGCAAGTCTTGAAAGATTTGCAGCATTTAAAGCCGAAAAGGAAGCTTCCTTTTGGTATAAATTATTCCGAACGGAATATGTACGAGAGTGGTATGATCACTGGGATTATGACAAGTACAATTACTGGCTTGCCGCGATGGTGAAAATTAAACAAACCGCAGAATATTATCAAAAGCTTAACGCAACGGATATGTATGAAAAATTTCCAGAAGATTGGCGTGAATGCTTTTATAACTGGTGTAAAGAGAACGGAATACCATGACAGATGAAGAAGTTATTAAATTTTACGAAGAGCTTAAAGCGCACTATGGAGAGACGTTGGTTAATTTTGAACATTACCCTCGTCAGTTTTCTACTCAAGTACGGCTATATAAATATTTTAAGAGCCGTGAAGAAAAGACCGAAGATTCCCCGTCAACGATCGACTTCACAGACTCACATGAATGATGAACACAAAGACTTCCAAGATAGGATTGGGTAAAAATCAAGCTGAGCAAGAAGCACAAGATATCGGTGTAAAGATTGATATTGTACGGCGTTCAATCCAAAAATACAAAAAGATGTTGGACTATCCACATTTTACGGAAGAGTCTCAAGGTCATTTATGTGAAAGAATAGCTAATGAAGAATTAAATCTTCAAATGCTAAAGAATAAATATCCTGAATATTTTATTTGAACAAAGGAGAGAAAATGTTTAAAACTATCATTAATAAAATCGTAGCGCTATTTTCACAACCAAGAGTCGGAGTCGTTGTGCCGGTAGATGAAAGAGTTGAACACGTTAATAGTGTTATGGAAGCTCCGTATAAAGTGGAAGCCCCGGTTCAACAAGCACCTGCACAACCTAAGCAGACTGTTAAGCAGACTGTTAAGCAGACTGTTAAGAAGGCACCGGTTAAGAAAGCTCCAGCCAAAAAGCCGACTGCTAAGAAAGCACCGGTTAAAAAGACTGTAAAATAAAGGAAAGACATGACACGTAAATCACAATTAGTACAAATTTTAAGTACAGAATTTCAACCAAAGAATGAATACATTTTGGTAAAGCCCCAAGAATTAGATAAGGGTGAAAAGAAAACAGAATCTGGCCTCATCATTGCTATTCAACAAAATACCAGTGCATTAGATCGCCCAACGAGTGGTGTTGTAGTTTCAGTTGGTAGTGATATCGAGGACATTAAAGAAGGTGATTTTATTCTCTGGCCCGATACTGACGGCTTAGACTTAGAGTTCATCGATGGGCCTTTTATGCTCTTGCGTTATAAATCTGTCATTGGTTCAAAGAAATGATTAAGTACACATTTTTATTTACGGAGTCATGGGTAGTACCGGCGGTGTTTTTAATTGTCGGTATTACACAGTTCTGCATTTATGGACTTTAAAGATAAATCAGAATCCCTTGCGGCTAAAATGAATCGGCTGACTGAGAAGTTCACCGCTAATATTGAGACGGCCGAAGAGATGGTTCTTACGGGCGATGACGTATACGAAATGGTCGAAACTAAGACACAAGACATTCAATTATATGAAGAGGGTGTTCTTGTGTCGGCTGAAATCATTAACTTGCAAACTATGGTTGATGACTTTAAGTACGTTAGAGAAACACTCAAAGAAAATACGGATAACGGCCGGAGAGTTCTTAATTCCATCACGTTGGACTTATTAGATAGTGATGATGATAAACGAGCTGGTCTTATTATGTCATTTGCTGAATTAAATACGGCGATCGCAAATAATATGAAACTTTATATGTTAGCATATAAGGAAATTTCAAATGTATTGTTGAATCTTGATAAGATCAAGAAAGCTGAAAAAGCCGATGTACCTACAACAATAAATAATACACTACACATCAATTCTACGGAGACTATCAGCACCGTGGATTTGATTAAACGATTAACAAACAAGGAGTAATTATGTTTAAAGCAACGAAAGATATCGCTATTGGTAACACTATCGTGTACGCAGGCGAAGAAGTACAAAACCCTACACAACGAATGAAGGACCTAGGTTTAGTAGTTGAAGTGCAAGAGACGGTGGAGACAGTAGTACAGACTGCACAGGTTACAGAGAAACCTAAGAAAGAAAAGACAGTTAAAGAGACTAAGGAAGTCAAGGAAGAGACTGAAAAGACAGAGCAAACAGAAGGATCTGATGAGACGGAAGAAAAGCTGCTTACAGAGCAATCATCTGATGTAGCAGTTGAGAAAACTGACGAGTAATCTCAGGACAAAATAAAAGGAGCCGAAAGGCTCCTTTTTTTGACTCTTGAAAATGTTATGCTACATCAATAGGTGCAGGATCTGACCACTTGGTTAAGAGTTGTTCATTAAGTGTTTCAATTTCTTGCTGAGCTTCAGATTTAAGATCTCCATAATTGATCCTAGCACCACCGACTAATGATTGGTCAAACTTACCAACGACGGTTCCCCATAATTCTTTAGTCTTTGCTTTGGTGTACGCCTTTACCCACTCATGATTATAAACAAGGTCGTTTGTTTCATTAGCCAAATATTCGTATTGATAATGAAGAACTGCTGGGCCTTTATAATTTTCTAGGACTTGAAGAATTTTTCTATGTGGATTAAAGTTAAATACAATATCATCAGCAAAGTACTTATCAAGCATTGCTTTAGTTGTTGAGATTGCTAAAATGCCCGGGATAATATCACCAGTCAGCGAACCACTGAAGAACTGCTCTGACCATAAATCAGGAACATACCCAGCACCGAAGTTTGCGCTGAAGTTTGTGATGTTAGATGTACTTCCCTTAGAAAGCTTAATAAGGTTAGTCATTGTGTCTGGCATTGGGTATTCACCCTTACCATTAAATTGGACGATTACGGTACCTTCTAACGTCCCGTACGCATATTCTGTAAACTTTTGCACAGTGTCATCGATGATTTGACTGATTTGACTATCAGTTACTTCAATGTTAATTAACGGTGCACCAAGTTGAGATTTTACGTAATCTCTTAAGGCAGTTTTAGTATTAATTCTTGCCATGATTCGTTCCTATATGGGTTTTCTATTATTTATAAATACCTAAAAGAGATGAACATATGTACAACAACTACACAGGATGGTATCAATTATTAAATCCTGACAAATTCATTAAACCAATTGATGAACACATGAAGTCCTATAAAGACGGTCAAGTTAACTTCAAGTCCAGGTTAGAATTAAAAGCCATTAAATACGCGGACTTTAATAAGTTCATTACCAAATGGTCATTAGAGCCATTTCACGTCAAATATCTAAAACCGACTGATGGTAAAGTTCACCGATATTTTATTGATTTATTTTTAGAATTTAAGACTGGCGACAAATTTATTGTCGAGATTAAATCAAAGGGCGAAACGGTACCGCCAAAACCACCAAGAAATAAAACTCAAAAGGCCCTGGTAAATTACCAGAGGGCCCTTCAAACATTTGCGGTTAATGAAGCTAAATGGAAAGCAGCTAATGAATTTGCTGAACAACAGAAAATGAAGTTCATCATCTTAACTGAAGACGAACTTGGTTAAAATCCGCCGAAGACGTCGTCTTCAGATCTATCAATAATTGGTTTCTGTACTTTGACACCTTGCACGTTTACCTGAACTTGTGGTGTCACTTCAGCTTCAATATCTTGTGCGATTTTATCGCCAATAAGTTCTTGGAAATAAACATCCAATGTCTCATAAGGCACAGTTGGGTCAATAGAAATATCAACGGTGTCAAGTTCATTAATGAGTTTGAAATCATGAGGCTTACATGTTAATTTGTAAACTGACTTTGCGTCATTATATGTAAATAGATTGTTTACACCCGGTGTTGTTGATTCAACGTGAGTAATTTCCATCACTTTATTATTAGGTAACACAATTAGATTACCTAGAATTTCGTGTTGGTCTTCAACAGTATCAGGCACAGGGTCAAATGCGCTTTTCGCAGCAAATAGTACAATGTTTTCCAAAGACATAATACCAAACTGACTCATTCCAAAGCCACCACTATCCCAGTCTTCTGATGTCTCTGGGAGCATATAAATATCGTATATCTTATTGTTGTCTGACTTCATGTGACTGTAATCACCAAAGACTGCGATGTCTTCATTAATCTTTTCAGTGACAAGAAATTTGACAAGAATGCCGTATAACTTAATGACCTCTTCAATGAGGCTTGTATTTAATTGATATTCAGGCTGTTTGGAAATATTGAAATTCATAATGACCTCTTTACAATTATTTATAAATAATAAAAATCAACCGAAAGGAACGATAAATGCAATTAAACGAAATAGTTAAAAGTTTTTTAAAGCAACCAGATCCGACTGCACAAGCTAAAGATAGTTCTGTTGTTACGACTAAGAACACGATGGTGGACTTGTCGAATAGTGATATGTACCCAAACACTGGTGCATTCTTTGATGCTGAACAGTATCAAGGCGGGCTCTTTGGTAAGAATGAAATTTCTGATATTATCTTTAAGCAAAAAGAAAAGATCATGAAGTACAGACAATTAGCAATGACACCTGATGTCACTGACGCTTTAGATGAAATTGTTAACGAGATTATTTTCAACTATGATGATAGCATCCCATTACAGATTGATGTTGACGAAGAAAATGAAAAACTAGTTAATGTCA